TCATCCTTCAATTGGATTTATATCGTCATAAAACGGCTTTTTAGTATTTATACTTGGTTTTCCTAATTGAATAGTAACTTGAGATTTTTGAGGCATATTGGGTTTATCTTTTAATTTATTACTCAATTCAATCACATCATCTACTGTATTGTCTTTAGTAAAGTTTTTCTTAGTAGAAAAAAGTGTAGAAACAACATCAGTATTAGCAGTATAGTTTAGCTCTTTTCTAGCTCGTTGCATACCTTCTTTAAATTCTTTATCCTTTTTATGAATCAATGGTTCGTAATATTTACGATATTCTTTTAAATTTCTTGATAAATATGTAATATAAAAATATTCATTTTGATACCCGACGTTTTGCGTCTTGTTAATTGCTTCTTTAGTAAAACCTGTATATTGATATTTCTTTTCATTTTCTTTTAAAAATTTATATAAATTATCATACTTTTCTTTTTGCGCTCGATATTCAAAGCCACTCAGCACTGTACCCACCATCATACTCATATCATCACCGTTGTCATTACTACGCATTGATCCTTTTTGATGGATGGCATCTTTGTACAAAGGTAGACTTGCATTAAATACAATGCCATGATCTTCGCAATGCACATAAACTTCTACACCATCATCTTTACCTACAACATTTGTAGCTTTAACTTTTAGTCCAAAGTTATCTTTAAAGAATTGTTCACCTACTTTTTCAAATTCTTTACGATGCTTCTTCGCAAATTCAATCGCATCTTTTTCTGCAGGTGGTTGGAAGCCTTGTCCTACATATTTTGAAGCTTCCATTTCTTCTGGTACTGATTTTGTTTCATTGTTGGATTCGTTATTGGTAGTTGAACATCCTGATAGTATTATCGTTGCTATTAAGATTAGTTTAATTCTTTTAAACATAGCCCATCTCCCATTTATGTGTTTGTTTAGAATATAGAGAAATTAGCTGATTTCAAGTCATTCGACCTCAATCCTTATAGACTCATTATCACTGTAATTAACTCGATTAGTGCTAATAGTAGATTTTGCTAGTTGTAAAAATATTTTCGTATTTTCAAAATTAAGGTGTAACTTTTTCGTACTTTCAGACAAATCTAAAACATCATCTAATTTTTTGTCCTTTGAAAAGTTACTACTTCTCGAAAACAATGTTGTATGTACTTCTATTGCAGCTTTATAGCCTACTCCTTTCCTTGCTTGTTTCATACCTTTTTTAAAATTCAGATTATTTTTCTTTATTAGGGGTTCGTAATATTTCCTATATTCTTGGAGCGTCGGTATATTAGCAACTATATAAAAATATTCATTTTCATATCCACTATTTTGTGTTTTGTTAATTGCCTCTTTAGTAAATCCTGTATATTGGTATTTCTTTTCATTTTCTTTTAAAAATTTATATAAATTATCATACTTTTCTTTTTGCGCTCGATATTCAAAGCCACTCAACACTGTACCAACTAAAGTACTCATATCATCGCCTTTATCCTCACTTCTTAATGAGCTATCACTCTCAATTATTGATTTGTCAAATGGAATACTTGCATTAAATACGATGTCGTGGTCATCACAATGCACGAATACTTCTACACCGTCGCCACTACCTACAACATTTGTAGCTTTAACTTTTAGTCCAAAGTTATCCATAAAAAATTGTTCGCCACGTTTAGCAATTTTATCTTTATGCTTCTTCGAAAATTCAATCGCATCTTTTTCTGCAGGTGGTTGGAAGCCTTGTCCTACATATTTTGAAGCTTCCATTTCTTCTGGCACTGATTTTGTTTCATTGTTGGATTCGTTATTGGTAGTTGAACATCCTGATAGTAGTATCGTTGCTATTAAGATTAGTTTTGTTCTTTTAAACATAGCTCATCACCCATTTATGTGTTTGTAAAACTTTTATGTTAAAAAAACTACTTATTCTCAAAGAAAACAAGTAGCATTTAATAAATTACTTAGTATACAGCTAGTTTTTCTAATTGTTCTTTAACTTGAATTAAGTTTGACCGTATTAGAGAGGCAGATTGATCCATCGTTTGAATTGCTTGTCCTTCATTTTCGTTCAAGCCATTACAAACAACTTCAAACTGTTGTGCCATTTGATCAAGACGTGCATGAGCTTGTGTGTTTAAAATAAACATATCATCATAATGTGATGGTAAATTGACATTTCGTCGTTGTACGCAAATGTATAAAACCCTTGTTATACCAAGTTCTTTATTATTTTTAACCTTTTAGATTTTCCACAAGCGTTTGCCCTTTTTCAAATAATCTGCCCTTTTTTTGCCCCGAAAAAACACAAAAATAACCACACTCCTAAATTAATAGGTGGTGTGGTTTTGTTGGTTGTAGGGGGAGTAAAATAAACACACCATTTAAGATGCGATCTATACTGATTCACCGATAGGCGAATTTATTAATTTTTCCATTCTATGCTAATAACATGTGTTCTTCTCATTCTTCGATATGAACTGTTTTTACCCAGAACGTACATAGTCGCCGGACTATAAAAATCATTATTGTTAGACTTCCTTAACCCGAGTATCATAACTTGGCTGTTCTTGTCATCTATAAAAGCTACATCAATCTTTTGTGGATTAATTGAATTTTTTGGAACTATAACGCATAGCCTGATTTCTTTATCAATAAAGCATTTATGCAAAAAATTATAATTGATAAGCCTATCTTTAATGTTACTATATTCATAATGTTTTTTTATAGATTCGTGTGTAATTTTCCCTTCAGCTATTCTTCCAATGATCTTTTTAGCGCTCACTTTTTTATGTGTGTAATGCAAACCTAATAAGTGGGGTAAATTATTTTTATGAAAATTTATTTTAAAGATGGGAAGCAATTTATATTTCGTTTTAATTTCCACATAACCTTTGCAAAAGCAATTAATAAAATCATTCAAGATGTCTTGTAAATCAACATCGTTTTCACTATTTATTTTTAAATACGTTGTGTTCCCCACCTAGTACACCCCTTAAAAAATATCCCTACAAACATTAATGTAAGTAGGGATTATGTATATGAGTGATGGCAAGGAAGAAGTCTCCTGCGGGACCAACAGTCAGATATATGGCCTCTGCCGGGCTATACAATTCACTCCTGATTGTATATAACTAAATTAATAGTTACTTGACGAACTAACTACGAAAGAATGCAAGTTAGGAAGAAAGAACGGAATAGAGAGTTGACTTTCTTCATAGTTAACTATAATATCTTTTAACTTTATACGCAATAGATATGAGTAAATTTTTCATACTTTTTATTAGATAGAGTTAGTTTTGGTTAACTTGCGTTATATATAAACAACCACCCAGTAACTAGTATGGGTGGTTTAAATATGCAGTCAGCTTCTTACTGCTTTACGCAAGTAAGTCCTCTGCATAGCCGGATTGACTACCGGAAATGTAGTTTTAAGCCAGATTGGTTACTGGTAATGTAATTACATTATAACATAAAAAAATAGGCAAGTACCGAAGTACCTGCCAGTTACGCACATTTAAATCTTGAGAGTAATGTTAAAAAGTGTATAGGAATATTAACATCCATCCAAATAGTTATTTAATAACTGTAAGATTCCCTATAATTAATGTAGCAAAATTTTTATTCTAAGTAAATACTAAATCGTGCTAAACTTACCAAAACTACTTATCCTATTACCTGCCTTATCTACCTCTCCTGTAGCAATATAACGACGTTGTCCACTATTAGCAATATAAGTAATCCATCTATAGCCATTGATACAATATGCGCCATCATATTTGATTGTTGCGTTATTAGGTAATACACCAGTAATTCTTGAATTAGTTGAATAGCCGTCCCTTACGTTATTACCTTTAACATTGGCAACTGTGTAATTACCAGCCTCTTTTTTATAAGGCACATTATTCTTATCAAGTGTATAACCTGCTGGCACTGGTGGATTTTTTTGGTTTTTAGCTGATGTTTTAACATTACCAGCTACCAAACCACCTATAGGCTTACCATGAATCGCACCAGCTATTAATTTAGAATACAAGTCATAATTCTTCTTAATCCAATCCATATCTTTTTTATTAGTAATAAAACCTAATTCAGATAAACGATAATTGATATTTATTTCTGCTGATACATTAACGTTCAGTAAATCATTACGAGGTGTTACACCTCTTATTTGTCCTAAGTTATTTTTTATAACATCTTGTATACTTTTATCAATAGTATCTGCATTGAATTGACTTGAAATAATAACATGCCCACCACTTGCACTTTCTCCTGCTGCGTCTAAATGAATCTCTAGAACAATGTCATACCCCTGTGATTTAACCCAATATAAGCCATAATCTTTATTATTTCCTACATTAACACCGTAAGCAGTATCTTGATACATATCTTGTGATTGACTTGAGCCACCATATAATGCAACTTCGTGACCTGCATGTCTTAAATACTTAGCGATATTTGGTGTTATATATTTACGGATAAAATCGCGTTCATTTGTTCCGTTTCCGACTGCTCCAGGATCGTTATAACCATGACCGGCTACAAGCATAATTTTTTTAGGTTTAATTACTGCTTGCTTTTTGGCAGTTGCTTGCTTAATAACGCTTTTAGCTTTATCTCCAACACTTACTTTATCTGGGAAATTTAATCTAATAAAATACATTGGGTCATCGTAATAATGAACATGTCTTGTAACGGTTTCGGGACCCCAACCAGGTTGCGCAACGCCATTTGTCCAACCTTTACCATTCCAATTTTGGCCAAACGATGTGAAAGTGTTTAGATTAGCGCTCTCAACAATTTCAACATGTCCAGCTCCGCCACCATACTTTGACGGGAAAACGACAATGTCCAACTTTTGCGGTAAAAAGCTATCATAGTTTTTAATTATTTGACCATATTTTTCAATCCTTGCTTTATTATCAAATGGAATATTATAAGCGTATAAACCTTGTAACCTTTCGCCTGTTGCTATCATAAAAAACATATTTGCGTAATCGTAACACTGAAATCCATAAAACAAATCAGGATTGAACTGCTTCCCTAATGAATTATCAAACCATTTTTCTGCTTGGTTTTTTGTTATCAACATTGGTCAACACCTACCCTAAATCATTTGTGTCGTTCATATTCGTAGGTGTCATTACTTCTTTAATTGGCGCTTGCCCTGTTGCTTTTCTATACTTGTTTTCAGCTTTATATTTCTTTAGCTTTTGATTTGCCCATTTACCTTCTTGAGATGTTGGATTGTCTTTATACGTAGTATATAAAGCAACAACAGTAAGTATTATTGATGATATAGTCTCATCGTCTACTGGAATCGGGCTAATACCTTTGTTCGCTAAGAATTGATTTACTAATGCTAAGATCAATACGATGTATCTTGTTATTACTTTTGCATCCATTTGTTTGCTCCTTTTTTCCAAAATAAAAAGCCAGTGCCGAAGCACTGACTCTTAACTATTACTTACACTTGCTAAACCAGAAACACGACCAAAAGCTATATCCTAAAATTCCCTTAAGCATGGTAATCACCTCCTTTAAATACCAAAAATAGTTTTTAACAAGGCTATAACAAATGTACTTAGAATCGTCCCTATTAATCCTAGAATCCACATCTTGATGTCTCTAATATTTTTAGCATTTTTCTCTTTATTTTTTTCATCTTCTTCTTTGTCACGCCTTAGTTCTTCGAAATTTCTATCTAACTTGTCATAAATTTTTTCTTGCGTTCTCAGACTGTCTTCTATTCTGTCGAATTTTTCAAACATAGTCTTATCATTTTCTTCTAATCGCGTTAAACGCCAATCTTGTTCGTGTCGTTTGGTAAATCCAAACATTACACCACCCACTTTATTCAAATTAAAAAGCCATAAGATTATAACCTATGACTCTAGATTTTCTGGATACTTTTCTCCTGTAATAATTGCATATTCCTCTTTATCTATAACTTCCATATCTACATACCACGCTATATCTTCTTTACTATATTCTTTCAATTGATACCATGTTTTAATATCTTCGAATGTTGGTGAAATTAATTTAAGCATTTTCAGTCTCTCCTTTAACCTCTTCTAATTTTTTATTAAGTGTCACAAGTTGTTTTGCCATTAGTGCATTTTGCTTATTAACTTGCATCGATAACTTTGTACTTTGAACAACTTGTTTCTGCATACTAGCAACCATTTTTCGTAAGATGTCATCAGAAGCGACTGTGTTTTGTTCTTCACTGTCAATCTGTTGATGCAAGTCATCTTTTTCTTCTGAATAATCTTCGTTAAAAACTATTTCCCCATTTGAATATTTAAAGGCTTTAGGTCTAAAAACTTGAGAGAAATTTTCTGGTAAATTTTCAATATCAATACCTTCTTCAAAGCCACCAATGATAGCGTATGAAATTATCTCATTACGCTTGTTAACTAATATTTGCATTATTTTCTCACTCCTATAATTTTGTTGATTGTTCCTCTATTTGCATTTGCACCAGAACCTCTTCGACTTCCTAAGTCAAAATAAACATCGTTTGATATAGTTAAAGATGTACGACTAGATTTAGTTAATCCAAACTCATAAACACCTCCACCATTTCCATCACCATCTGGAAGATTTGAGGGATTCAATGAAATCTTTCCTCCTCCAAAAGGACTGCCAAACTCTGTAAAGTCACCACCTGGAAAAGTCCCATAAAAAATTAATAAAATAAATTGGTCTAAACTCTCATTTAAGTACAATGTAGAGCCCACACCATTTGCTGTTCCATCAAAAATAACCGAATACCTTTTATTAAACTTGTCATCTGCGTATAATTTAGCGTTACTTTCGGCCATATTAGCTTTTGATTGGGCACTTTGAACAGTTTCAAAAGGTGTATTGTAATCATTAATAGCTAATTCTGACCACTCAGACCATGAACCCGCTTCTTTTCTTTTAACAAACACTTTATTTGTACCGTTCGGTCGATAAGTCATACGCTTGTAATCTGAAGTTACTACTAAATATTCGACAGTACCGTTAGTACTAACACCTCTTGGATAATTTATAGCTTGCGAAACATAAATAAATTGGGTTGAATCACCTATTCTTTGTTCTGGATTATTAAAATCAAATCCAGTAATCTGCATTATCTTACCATCATCTTTAGTAATCTTAGCTTTTTGCCAATTTGAAGTAGAACCACTTGTGACTAAACCACCACTATTCACTGACTGCTTGAAGGCTTCATGTTTCTCATCCATATATCGCTTTTGCTCATCGAATGTTCTTGAATATGCTTGCGCTTTATTTTCCAAATCAGATATATGGCTATTAGCAAGTTGCTTTAATTCATCTATACTTGAAGATTTTGCTATTTGAATATCTGATAGACCTTTTTCTTTAGCTTTTTCAATCAGACTCGCATAATCCTCACCATTTTTTATAGCCTCGTCCATTGCTTTCGCGCGATCCATAATAGTTTTTTCTAATTCTTGAAACTCAACAATATAGTGTAGTTTTGTTTCAGAGGGAACCTTGCTAAACAAACTTTTTTCAACATTAAATGTGATAGTTCTCTCTACAACTACCACGTCTGAATTACCTAATTCTGCAACCGAAACTTGAGCTTGATAACTTCCATCTCGTTTAATTACATCATTAGGTAATTGAAATTTTAAAATACCTTTAAATGGATCTAATATTTCTAGTGGAGCAACTACCATTACTCCTTTACCTCGAATCGCTATTCGTGCTTTGATATTTTCTTCACTCAGTAATAACGGTTGATTATTTTTAATGATATTAAAAAGAAGAACAGAAGAATCACTCTCTCCTGTTCTAAAAGTTATATCTAGATTTGAAATATTTTCATAATGCGCTGTGTTTTCTAAATTTATAGCTACAGATTTCTCTAAATTACTCATTAACTTATAATTCTCCCTTCGTGTAAAGTCCATGGCCCTGAACTTGTTTTACTATCATAATTTTTCAATAGTATCTCAGCAGATGCTGTAACACTATTACGAACTAGCCTATGAACAAAGCCACCTGTGTTTGAAGCTTCTACATATAAGTTCCAACCAGCTACCCCTTTACGTTCAGTTGGAAAATCTGTAAAACGTTTTGTATCATCCGTAGTTAAATAAAACGACATGCCTACTATGTTAATATCTGACATTTTTGTGATGAATGAAGGTACTCTCTCCCATTTACCACTATTTTTAGGCACATAATTCCAGTCCGAAATGTCTCCAGTTCTTCCAGAAAGCACCCTTTCAAAAGTCATCATATTCCTTGCATAACTATTACGCGTCAATATCTGAATTACATCACCGCCAGTTTGTGGTGGCTTAACTTCCAAGAACCAACCTGCATCACGCCATTCTCTTGGTAATGGGAAATCATCGATTTGAACTGTATGATCAGTGTATAAATAGTAAAGACCTGGCTCTGTTAACATCCCAAGATTCTTAAGTTTATCAGGCCTCATTGGTAAAGGTTTAACTCTACCACCTGTGTCACTCATGATAAAAGGAACGCCTCTTGAGTGAAGTATTTCTAAAATACCTCTTTGCCCAATCATGAAAATACGATGTGTTCTATTTCCATCACCACCGACAGTAACACCTAGCATCAAAGCTTTTTTACCACTATCTTTGTCATAGTATATTTGCAAACCTTCTGCTTCCGCAAATTCGCCAGGAAATGAATCTAGTGTTCCACCATAGTCAGCATTAACCTGATACGCTTCTTCTCCTGTTTCTAAATCGAAAGCCGTTAAATAGTTTCTATTATTTGGATTACTGTCTCCTGTATACCAATACAAGTATTTTTCATCAAAAGTCACACCCTGCATTGGTTGGGTTTCGTTTGTTAGTCTCATAGGGATACTGATTTTATGCAAAACTTTATCAATATTTTTATCAACATCGTCTAAACTTCTTATCTCTATATAATTCATTGAGTTTTCAAGTTCCCACTGACTTCTAGGTCTCTCAATTCTGTATAGAATTTTATTTTCTTTTTCATTTATGACAGGGGTGATGTAGGGTTTTTCTGGGTGTCCTGTAAATACATCTTGCATACCATACTTGCCATAGCTAATTTCCACATTAGGCGTATACTTGAAACGAACTAATGTATTCTCATTATTACCATTTAAGATAAAACTATAAATCCATAACTCATCATCAATATATCTATAACCGTTATGTGTACCATGACCCCCACCTACAATCAATGAGCTGTCTATAAATTGACCATTAGGTCTTAAACGACTTAGCATATAGCCATTATTTCTAGCTTGTGTCATGTATACTATGCCTGTTCTATTATCAAACCAGAAGGATTGCATTACTGCATTTGTAAGAGGTGCAAGTTCTGTCACAAATAAAAATTCTTGCTTATCAGGTTCAAAACGATACTCGATATCAAGAATTTCTTGTTTGGTCTTATTTAATTCTCTTATAGTTTCCTCTTTATTAATTTGAGTTTTGGTTTCCCAATCGTCTAAATGTTCTTTTAATGTGTCAAAGGTTTCGCCGTTTACATTAACTCGAGCTTGAACAATCTCATTAGCACTGTTATTACGTGGTGCCACAACAAGTGCGTTAATTTGACTTTGTAAAGATTTGTTTACTGCTGCTTGCGATCTACCATTATAATAAATTTGCTCAGCGAAGTGTTGAATTGTTTTAGCTTTCTGATGCAACTTAAACTCTGTTGTCAAGCCAAGCGCAAATTGCTCTATTCTTTGTAAGTTTTGTATTTCCTTAGCTCTATAATCTCGACCTGCTAAAGCTCCCAAATCCTTTATTAAATACAAATTTTCCATAATGCACCTTCCTTTCTAATAAAATAGCACTGTACCAAGTTTCCCACTATCGTCAACTGTTATTTTCCACAATTTACCGTTTGGGGATTTCTGTACAATGCTATTTTGAATAATTCCTGCTTCGCCTATTTTTAAATTATCTAATTTATTTTTATCATCTACCGAAATGATACCGTCTTGAGGCAATCCATCAATATCACTACTGCCTGCATAAGGTATCCCATTTATAGCTTTCCAATGTGTAGCTGGAAAGTACTGTTTATCGTTTTCAAGTAGCGCTTTGATTTTAACTTCTTCTGTTGCCATTATATTAATACACTCCCTATATCCATTGTCTCGAAAGGAGAATTCAAAGTACTAGTGTATAAATGATTTATACGATTTGCTTGATAGTTATATCTATTATCTTGTGCAATAACTCGTCTGTTAAGCGCTTGTTGAATTTGTACCATATCTTTTATTTCATTGCTGAAAGACACTTCATCTATTGCGTTTACAAATGGATGTGACCTATCAAGTTTAACAACCTTTAATTCAGTGTTATATCCCATTAATTCATGAACAAAGAATACGCTATCTCTTGGCTCTATTTTTTCATAACCTATATAATTAACATCTAATTCAGTCTTAGGAGTATCATTTATTTGCTTTTTTGCAAATTCTAACAGCTTATCCTGTGTTTCGATATCTTCATTTGTTTGCGTATTAGCATATCGAATCCCAAACTGCTTTGCACTATCTGCGACGTAGTCAACAATTGCTTTGTATTGATTGCGACCTGAGTTGTCAGCAATTAAATTTAAGACTGTTGATTTTTCAGTTCCAACATACATACAAGGCTTAGCTTTTTTATTTGAAGATATATCAATTCTATTTTTGGGGTCTTCTCCTAAAAATATCATTTCTAAAACGTGCTTGCCTTTATCAATATTTTTTATTAAATCTATTGTTTCAGACTGAACCGACTTAGCAAAACAAGAAATTTGCTTAATTTGCTTGCCGTCTAAAATCAACTTATATATTCCACCTTGAGAGCCCTTTTTTATTGTAAATCTAACTGTTTCATTACCATACTTGCAATCAAAGTTAATAGTAGCTTTAGACCCAATTGTTGCGGTACGATAAGTACCTTCTTTTATAAAACCATTTGAATATTTAATGTCAGTTGTTCTAATAGGATTATAATTTTTCTTTTCCTCAGCTGTATACTTTTTTCCAAAAACTTTTATAGCTGTTCTTAATTCCAATGTACTGACAGTTGCAGATACAGTATCAGTATTATATTGATATCGAATCACTTTCTCGCTTCTTTGATAAAATGTTTCAGGAGAATAAAAACCAATCTCTGTATCATTTGGGTAAATTATACAGCCAAACAGGTCTACCGCTTCTTTACAGTATTCTAAGCCGTTTTTGTTACCTAATTCGTCAATCGGTACTTTTCGCTTAAAATCTCCAATTATTTTATAGGTCATTTTGACCGAAGTTTTTTGATTTGCAAATCCATATCTTAAGTACTCATCTAAAGAGTATTCTGGCGTTTTACCAGTTTCGCTACTGTCGTCATCAAGCTTATTTGATTCCACTGAGTGATTTTGAAATTCATACATTATGTGATATGCCGTAACTTCAATAAAAACTTTATCACCTTCAACCTTTGGCGCTGTCTGCTTAATTGTGTATTTTTCACCATGATAAATTATGAAGTTTTCACAAATCAATAAATCAAAAACAAAACTATTATGAGTAGTTCTATAAACTGTAAAGGTGATGTACCTAGCTTCATTCAGTTCATAATATTCTTTAAAAGAACCATAATCTACATCTAGTAAATTTTCACAAATCAATTCATTAAAATCCATTACTGATAAATGATCATGATAATCCATTAAATCACCTACCTATAAATAAAAGGAAACTTAAATGTAGTTTTAATATCACTGACGTCTCCTTTAATCTTAAATTCATTTTTACCTGGCGCTAATGTTATAATGCCTCTATTTGTATCAATTCCCACTCTATTTATATCTCGATATGCATACACACCATCTAAAACAAAATCAGTGTTTTTATCTATACTTTTGTTGTACTTAAAAATATCACCTGTTGTATAGTTAACCAGTTCAAATCCTCCACTCGCATTTAAATTAATTAATATTTTCAAATCGTGCTTGAATCGTGGATTTATCGTATCAGTAGAACCGTTCCAAATAGTAAATTGATTTGATGTATGAGTATATTTAGGTGTGAAATCAAGAGGAATTCCATTTTCAAACATCCAATTAGAGTCGAATAAGAACTCGCTATCGGTCCAATTAACTGATTCAGAATACCCTTTATAAACATTTAAACTTACTTCAATTTCAGTTGAAGAACCATCTTTTAAATTAGATGTAACATTAGCTGTATTCACTGCATATTTAACACCAGGCATTTGAGAAGTAATAACATAATAAGGATGTCTGCGATTAAACACAGATCTAAACCAATGCTCAAATAAATTTAAATCTATAACATCTATACCATCATAGCCAAACCTTAATACTAATGAAAAAGGCGCAAAACTAATTGCGCCCGGTAAAATACCATCTACTCCGTTAATAGTTACACTGTTATCATTGGTGTTTGGACTTTCAGCCCTTGCATCTAAAAATATAAGCTGATTAAAATCTGTTATTACTTCTTCCTTGTAACCATCTATGATTTTTACAAAAGATTGCATTAATTAGTCAAACCTCCCATATAATTATTTGCATTTGCTCTATGCCCACTTTGTTTTGACAATATTTTTTCTAAACCTCTAATTGCATCATTAGAACCTAAGTTATTATCCTGAGAAGAAACAGTTTGAATCAATGCATCTGTTAATTTATTTCCTTTATCACTTAACATAACAATTTGTTTCAACAATTTTTCAACTGTAGAAGTATCATTATTTACAGTGATGTTATTTGGCTTGCCATCCATACCGATGATGCGCATAACCTGTTCAGTTAATTGAATTGCTCGTTTACGTCTAGTTAAAGGGATAACCATCTCCTGTTTATCTCCTTCACCCACTTCAGCAAGTTGATGCTTTGTAATCAAACCACCATTCGCATATCTTCTTGGACCACTTGGAGACCAACCACCTCTTGGGTTAAACTGTGAGCGCCAATATCTGTTGTTAAAGAACGCTAATAACTGATCGTAACCACTATATATATTGTTGTGACCTCTAACAGCATAATGTCTAAATGTTTGTGGGATATATTGAAGCAATCCTTTTGCTGGATTGCCCTGTAAAACGTTGATGTCTCTAAGCGCACTAGATTGAGTTATACCTGCATTTCCTCCTGATTCGTGTTGAATCAAGCTAATAATATTTCCTACATCACCCGAAGTAACATTAACACCCATTCGTTTTGCTGCACGACGTATATCGCCTGCCCAAGCAGATGCAGCCTTATTAACACCTGAACCACTTCGAACGCCACTACCTTTAAGTGACTTCAACCATTTCATAGGATCTACTGCTGTATCATTACCTGGATGTGAACCTCTCATCAATTGGAAATGTAAGTGTGCTCCTCTAACGAAATTACCTGTAGCACCGGATTTCCCTATTAGTTGACCAGCTTTAATACGTTGGCCTTGTCTTGCTAATTGCTTAGATAAATGCATATACCAATTCCATTCGTTAGCACCGGTCTTAATTTGTATAGAATTACCGCCACCGTAATCAGTCCATACTTTATCAGCTATACCGCCTTTAACAGCATAAAT